GCTGGAGCTTTTTCGGCTCGTTCCACGTCAAGTTGATAAGTTTCATAAGAAACTGTGGCCCCCAGATTCGGATTAGCCTTCAACCACATAGACGGATCTGAGACTTCTTCTAGTTCATCTAGCTTGTAGTGCCAGATCGAAACATGCGGTGCGAGGTACTCGCCCTTAAGGATGTCCATCAATTCCATTTTGATAGTATCCCCTGAGCCAGCACGAACAGTTCCTTCAGAGCTAACAGCGACGATCAGATAGTCCTCGAGTTTAGATGCTCCCTGCTCAATAGCTCCCACCACATCTTCTCTAAGATCACCAGACAACCATTCATCGATTGTGGAGATCTTAGGACGAAGACCTTGGAGCTTGTTGATGGCCATTGGCCGAATCTCGAGTAGAGATCCAGTGAGAAAGTTCTCGATGCCTTTCTTTGTCGCTGCTAACTTGACTCTGTTGGCCCTAGATCCCGTCGTGTTCTGAAGAGATCCTTCCGTGAGGAACTTGAACAATGGTCCTCGCGCGCGCGTGATCGAAGTACGGATTGGAGAGACAACTTCGTCGGCTTGCTTCATGGTTGGCGCCGTGGTAACCTGGTGTGTCGTGGACGTGTCGACGTTCAGAAAATAGCTTTGAATCGCCGACTCGTACATCGACTTGGCTGCACCTCGCGCAACTATTAGATACTGTTTAAGCGTTAGGCGCTTCCGGATTAACCGTTTTTCGTAATGGCCACCATGATTGTCAGCGGACGGAACGTATACGCTACGCTCGACGAAGTAGTACCATCCAAAGATTTGTTCGCCCCATAGCTTGAATGAATCAAGAAGATGTAGATCGGATCCGTCAGTTAATGTTAACTCACCTTCGCAAAAGCGAATCCACCCTTCAACCGCTTCATTGTCGTAATAGATATTGGGATTAGCAATGAGCGCATCTATCCGATTCATCTCTAGAGAAATCTCGCGATTTACAGGTATTTCACCTCTTAGAACAGCTTCGCGAAATTGACCATAGTAAATCGGTGTCGCAGTATTAGATAGGCCCATGCTAACCTCCCTAAGCCGCGGCTAGCAAACCGGCTTTAATGAGTCCTTTCTTGACTGCGGCTGACGAAGCAGTGTTCGCTGCTGTTTGAGCTGAACTCTTCCCCGTCTGTCCAAGAAGACTAGCCACAAATCGCTGAGCACGATTCTTCTCACTGTACTGAAGACGTTTCACACTCTGCTCGAGTTGAATTCGCTTCACATACGTCTGAAGTTCCTCGTCACTGAGCGCTTTTAGACCACTCTTCTTTCCGATCTGTCCAATCCTGCGTGCACGAATAGCTGATTCTGTAGCTGGATGTCCTGCTCCACCAGAAGTCTTGATTCCTCGTCCTGTGATTCGTGAATCTCGGACAACAACTTCTTGTGGCCCTACTGTAGCCTTTCGACGGACACCCCATTTCATTCCTTTGACACCGAAGTGTGTGAGAATGTTGTCTACAGCGTTCTTTCCTGCAGTGTTTCCCATAGCTAGCTCCGCATCCCATTCGTAAGCTTTCAAAGGGAATTCAATACCTTCGAAATCGCCAGTCCAAACAGCAATACGATCGAATTGAACGTAGTAGATTCCCGGATGATCTCGTGTATCTTGTTTAGCCGGAGTCTTGGGATAACCAAGCGTGAGATGAGGAATCCATTCGGGAAATTGTTCGGTCGAATCGTATGCTGTGCGGATGTTAGGATCTTTAAGAAGGTAAGAGCGAAAATTGTTTACAGATTCGAAACCGCTCCATCTACTCTTGTTGAAGAACAACACGTCAGCTTCCTCAGGGCCCAATACGCCTCGGCGGTCGACGTCCATGCCGAAGCGCATGAGCGACTGATTGGCTGCATGTTGTACGAAACCCAAAATATTGGGTAGATTCTTTACCTTGTCAGTCTCTCCTAGAAACAGGAGAGTCATATGGGCGGTTTTCTCACTAGAGATCTTGTGAACGTAATCATCTTCAGAAGGGATCGCAACAATAGCTACATTACCCATAGTGATCCCTATTCTTCTGGCTGTGGTTCTTCAGACTCCTCTGAGATAACACCCTGCCTGATCTGCCTTGCTCGAGCGTCGTCAGCCTGGACCTGATCTCTGGTCTCTCTTTCGGCCTGTGCCTCCTGATCGCGCTGTCTCATGCGATCGTTACGCTCGTCGTTCGTCAGTTCCTCGATTCCTTCGATTCCCACGATTACCTCCTAGATGGTTTCTTCGATGGGAATTACTGGAGGATCAGGATCAACCCACCCTGTTTCCTCTCGATGCACATTCAAACGCCATTCGAGCTCTTGAATTTGCTTTTCTTTTGCGGCAATTAGATACGATGTTTGCGGAGGATCGAAAAGCATTGATACTTTGAGAAATACATATGATTTAACGGCATTGTACTGAAGATCCCCCGGTTCTGCTGGAAGGAACTCGTCCCACTCGGCACTTTCGTCTTCGATCATAAAGCCCGCGCTTGGGCCGACTCCCAGTTGGGTGAGAGTAGAGAAAGCCGTATTAATATGCATGATAATATCTTCGTCGAACACCGTATAATCTTCAGCAATACCCAAAACCTTCTTGGTGCTTATAAGGATACTTGGTTCCATGCACTCCACCCACTTTATGTGATTCTTTACTCGGCATCACACATTATAATGCCGATAATGATTAATGTCGCTTCTATAATTGTAAGGATAATATCCCATTGGATAGTGGCCATGAGAGATTACCATTGGCACACCGTTCTTCACACCTACATAGACTGCTACGTGCGTAGGTGATCCGCCTGGGAATCCTGGCTGAGCTCGCGAGAACCCATAGAAAATCAGATCGAGAGGTTTTAGTTGACTGACTCCGGCTACACGAACTCCGTGATCAATGAGTGTTCCTGTATAGCCCAAGTGATCATAATCGCGACCATTTGGATCTGGAGCACCCGCTGCGTAATGAGTGTTCGTAGCAAAAGCGCTACAATCCAATCGGCTAGGAACCCACAAAGGCTTTCCTAGCTGGAATGGTCGAGCTTGAGAATATGCAATAGAGCCGCGATGCGAGTACCAGAAGAACGCAGCGCTTACACCTTTTTGCCTCTTCTGATCGTCAGTAGGTTGATGATGTGCCTCGTAGTATTCCTTGCACAACTCGATTGCGATTGGATCGAACGCCCACTCTTGAGAATCCTTCTCGTGTGTGCGCTCCAACACGTTATGAGCCGTCAAACCAATTCGTGGAAGAGTGTTCATGTTCTTGCTCTTCTTCCACTCTTGAACAGCTTTCATGAACGTGGTTCCACAGTAATCACTGAAATCGTGCCAAGGATATCGTAGTGGAACGGCTCTCGAGATTGCTCGCTTATGCCCGATTACGTCTTTACCTTGACATCCAACCGTAATGTCTCTTGAAAATCTGACATTAGGTGCTGTCATCGTCGTCCTCGGGTGTCACGTCTAGTTTTGAGTCGACTACAATATCTCTGTTTTCAGACTCGTCAGCATCTTCTTCTCTGACTTTGTCCACAACTACATCTTCGCCTGTTTCAGGCATATTAACCCTCCTGCTGAGTCTCTCCTGTGGTCCCCTCTCCCTGCTGAGCCTCTGGTGCTGGCTCAGGCGTTGGCTCAGTTCCTGGCTGAGACTCAGGAGCTGGCTCGGTCCCCGGAGGCTGCTCGGGCGGTGGCTGCTCTGCGTGAGGATGGACGGCGACCGGCGGAGAATCTGCAGGAATCTCCTCAGTTACCGGACCACCTGTCGTCCCAGTCTCCTGTCCTGTATTCGCATTCGGATCAGACTGAGTATTCGGATCCTGATCTGGCTGAGCGTTCGGATCTGGATTCGGATTAGGCTCTGGCTGAGGATTAGGATCTGGATTGGGATCCGGCGCAGTAACTGTCCCTGCCTCCTGAGCTGCTTCCTGTCCTTCGTTCTGCGTCATCTCCTGCTGGGCTCCCTGCTCGTCCATTTTGGTTCCTTTCTTATCGAAGTGTTAAATTCACTCATTACACAAGCCAAGATCTTAGGACCACGGAAAAGTTCGATAGTAGTAAGCCTTCCGGGACACCAACTCAATGCGTTTCCAGGTGGACCCTGAGCACCTTGAGGTCCCTGAGGTCCCTGAGCACCTCTTGGACCTTGAGGCCCTTGAGATCCTTGTGGTCCCTGAGATCCTCGGTGTCCTTTCCCAGGAGGTCCAGCTGGTCCTCGAGGCCCGGGTGGACCAGGGGGTCCCTTAGGCCCTGGCGGCCCTTGTGGTCCACGAATTGACAGGCCTGGAAGTCCTCGTTCTCCTTGCTCACCTTTCGAACCCTTTGGTCCTTTGAACAAACGAGTTACAGTTAACTCTGCAACCCGAAGAATACGTGCGTCGAGCTTTTTGAAAGAAATACGTGGTGATAAGATGATACCACTAGCAATTTTTTGGCACTGTTTCTTCGTCCGACCTTGTGAGCGGCAAAGAATGTACGTCTGAAACTGTGCCTGCGCAGCGGCTTCGTGAATTCGTCGTTGTTCTCTTAATCGGTTCTTTCTTTCTTCTGCGATACGGACATTGGTCTCATGCGCTTTATGTCTAACCCAATAATAGCCACCAGCAATACCCGCAACCAATCCCAGGACAAGAATTACATAAACCACAATGACAGAAACCGTCAGCCAACGTAAGCGATGTTGAATTAAACGTACCAATTGAAGTCCGGGATCAGGCATTAGAAACCCTCCCTAACTGAATGCGTAAACTTTCGTTCTCTATCGTTAGATTATGATTAGCGAGCTCGAGAGCAGCGATACGTTCTTCTAACTCTAACTGTCGAGCATTAAGTATTTTGATTCGCTCCAACAAGTCAGCTCGAAACTGACCCGCAGAGTCCCAGAGTGCCCCAGCCTCCGAAGAAGCTACCGACCCGGACATCTTACGATAGGCGACGAGCAGTGTGACTAAAGGGGTAAATAATGCCGTGATCGCCGCGCCTATTGCTATAAGCACAGCCGTCGTCACAAGGCCCCCTTAAATAGGTTAAACTTCGGACCTCTTTCTAAGCAGCACAACTAGCCACGTCACTGCCGCTGGTACGAATGCAAGAACGATAGTCATGTAAAAGATGGTGTCCGGATCATCGACACCGATCAGTTTTGCTAGTAGAACAGCGATGGCGACCACAACTGGTGTAGCCGTCTCCGTTGGACGATCTTTAGCGATTGAAACTGGACTTTGCATTTTATTCTCCTACCAGAGTGTTGTATCACCTCTTTGTCTTACTACGGGTCCTCGTGGAAGAAGACTTTCGTCACCGTAGTGAATCGCATTGTGAGTTTGCAGCGATGTAGTGATCAAGAACTCAGGATCAATTAGCGATTCATCGCCTTGTTTGATATCATCTAAAGAAATAGGATTCATATGATGAACTAGTAGACCCGAATAGATCTCATAGCCAGGAACACCGAGATCACATCCACTGTCACGTGTTATGACGTAACTTCGAACGTGGTCCCATTCATAAGACTTGTAAAAACGTTGATTAATCCAGCGATCAAACCCAAAGGTCTCTGCTCCGAGGATTCCTGGAACTTTTAGATAACGGAATCGTTCTTCGAATGTGTCCAAAGCTCTCAGCTCAGAGTAAGTCTTAGTTCTCATCATTTTGTTCAGAGGTTGATGGATTTCCCGAATAACTACGCATTGCATCGAGTGCTTCCATGTACAACTCTTCTACGCGTTTCTGAGATTCGATGGCTTCGATCTTTACTCGAGTTAATTCGTTCTCATGTTCAAGTCTTTGTTGTTCGAGCTGCTCTCGACTCGAACCGAGTTTCAAGAAATGCGTAATGACCTGCGAGGATGCAGTCCCATCACGGATTTGTTCTTCGGCAAGGTCAATAGCTAAACCAACAACCTCACTCTCTCTAGCTTCAGGAGTTGTCGCGGGTTTATGCGGAGTCTTATCCGACCCTGACCGCCTTCTTCTAGCAGGCACGCGACCCTCCTTTCAGAATATCTAAATCTAGGAGGTTGGAATCAACTCAGCGTCGCGAAGAACAGCAAGTGCATTGTTGAGCGCAGCTACTGTAAGAGCTAGACGCGCATTGAGAGCGACGACCTCTGTTCTGATAGCATTAACTTCCGTCTGGTTGTACGTAGCACCAACCGCAGCAGCATCAGAGATGGCTGTAGCTGTCACATCTGCGATTGCAGCATGCGTGGAAGTCCTCTGCATCTGGTCGTCGATAGCCGCATCGACTGCTGCTTCATGCGGAACATTTTCGTCATGTGTTGCGGACACTATGTTAGTCCTTTCTCTATGGTAGTATTGACTTTCAGTTTGCTTAGCCTTACTTTGCCTTACTTTGCCATTAGTTTTTAACCGCAAAAAACCAAAAACATTTGGCCAAATATACCCCCGGAGCATTTTTTTGG